GGTCATCAAAACCCATTACTTCAGACCTGATCCATCGATGCTTGTAACCATCTGGAGCGGGTGGTGCGTCCAACATGGACGGGGGCTTCCAAGGTCCTTTGCGTACTTGCCTTGCACGGGTTTGGTTGGCTCTCGGCGTTCTCGTAGACTTTTGGCGAGTTGTGTTCTCATTAGTCATGATTAGTCCCTCACATATTTGGCGTATTCTTCAAGCGGTACATTTAACCTCTTTGCAATAGCAACTTGAGAAGGCGTTAATCGCACAGTTTTTCGTCCACTTCTATTGCGGGATGCGGAAGCTTCGGCTGACGCAACCTTACGGCTTCCCCCGGTACTTTTAGACCTAACGTCAAATTTATGTGGAAATTCGAGTTTTAGTCTGCTGTCAAGTTCAGCATAGTAGTCATCAGACTGAGGGTCAAACCCCTCTTCTTCAACAAGTCTCCTGTGAATACCAAAAGCACCATATGTCATAACTTCGTCTTGTCCAAACCAGTTATTAGTTTTTGCCCAAGCTTCTGCCTTTGGATCTGGTGGTGCGGGAGCAGGAGCAGGAGCAGGAGAAACAGCAGCAGCGGGAGCAGATTGAACTACTTCAGCTTCTTCAGGTTTTTCGGCCTTAATAGACCTTAAAGTTCCCTTTTCAACACTAAGGTTCGCCAAGGCTTCTTGAGCATCAACTATTTTATCGACATCCCCTACTTCATGAGCTTGCCTTAAAACATCTTTTGCTGAAGTGATCTGGTTTGTAACTCTGGATTCAAACTGTTCTTGATAACCCTTATCCAGAGAATCTATACGCTTTTTAAGATTTTCATTTTCCTTACGTACATTCTCAGCATACTCTACGGCAGATTGTTTCTGCCGTTCTTCCTCACGAAATCTCTTGGTTAGATTATTTATCCGGCCTTTTACACCAGAACTATATTCCTCAAGCTCATCATCAGAAGATTTTTCATCAGACACTTCAATATTTTCGTCTTTTGAATCTTCTGAAAGATCTACATCTACTGCTTCTTCTTCAGTATCTCCAATATCAATCTTAGTTTCTTCCGGCATGGTCTACCTCCATGATTAAATTCTTCTTTCTATATATGCTTGACATCATCTGGCTCCAAAAGTGTAGCAATAACCTCATCATCGTTAATGATGCGTACTTCTCCACCTTCAATTTTAAATCGAGCTCCGGCGTAACGGCCAATGCAAACCCAATCACCTTCAGAACACCAAGGTTGCCCATTTGGGCCAAATTTAGCGGTGTCTTGATATGCAAGAGGTCCAATCCTCAATACATACGCGACCACAGTAGCGAGTGCTTCCCTATCACGAATAGAATCAGGAATGTGTACTCCACCCTCCGTAGTAGCTTTGCCCATATAAGGCATAACAAGAAGTCTCCAGCCAGTAGGCTGGGGCAATCTTTCTTTAAGTTTTTTGGAAACCAAAGATGGATCTAGGACTTTTTCATTCTTGTTTACGTAAGGTGTGTTTAGTACTTTCTCTTTCTTCTTTTTTTGCGAATCCAGAATATGATCTGGAACGAGTAATGTTTTAGTCATTCTTCCTCCGTGGATTGCAGGAGATCTGTAATCTCCCGTTCTGCGAACTCTAATCCTCTTAGTTCTCCCGTCAACTGCCTAAAAGACTCCATGTCTTTAGGAGTGCCGTGAAGGATAGCGTCCTGGGTTAATTCTATGCGACCTCTTATAGCCTTTAATAAAGAATAAGCAAAGGTCGTTGGGTCAGCCATTAAAAAGACCCCTTAAAGTTCTTGCCCGCAATAGCTCCGCCCTTGGAATACTTAATAGGACCACGAGCTTCCTCCGTCATACCACCTTGCATGTAGCCGAGTTCGTCTACAGATCCGCCCATTTCAAACTTTTGAACACCTAATTGCTTTCTAGCTTTTTCTGATTGCTCTGGAGTGGATTTATTAATAACAATCATGGATTGTTCAACATCATAAGGACTTTCTTCTTCTTTAGAAGTAGTTATCCCCATAGCCTCAATGACGGCAGCATCAGAAACTTTTTCTTTAGACTCAGCCATCAGAAAGTTCCTTCTCCACCGTTGTCATTGTAAGTAAAACCCTTGACTTGAGCAGGAGGGGTTCCCTGAACACGAGCCATGCCGCCATCAGCCATGCCCATAACTTTGTCTACAGAAACACCTTCCATTTTAGCAACAGCTCCTGGGTTTTTCTCTCGAAGAGCCCTTTGGCCTTCATTTAAGCCACCCATTGCCATTTCCATATCATTCATCGTGTTTGCTTTTTTCATAAGATTCCTCGCTTTCCTCTTAGGAATATCCATTTGTTCAGACATCTGATTCATCATTTCTCTTTTAGCCATTAGAAAATCCTCACTTCCTTAATAACACCACCATGACCACGTTTAACAGCTTTAACTCTTCTGGGCTTGCCAGCAGGTTGCCCTAAACGTTTTTTCTGAGAAATCCTAGACCTCTTCTCAGACGAGGTTAATTCTTTTGACGTTTTAGGGGTCTTCTTAGACACACGCTTGCTAGGTCTGCAATAAGGTGTGCCTCTTTTCTCACCCTTTTTCCTACCACAAGCCTTGCCAGTTCTTACGTCAACCCACTTCTCTTTAAACCAGCGTTTAAGATCAGATCCCTTTTTTGTCTTACGAACAGCCATTAGAACATCTTAGCCTTACGACCTTGATATCCACGCATAACTGCTCCACCTATAGCACGTTTTGTCTTGCTCGGACTGTTACCCCAGTTCTTTGCACCAACTTTACGACACTTTGCAATCGCTCCAGACGCATACGCAGACGGAAACACCTTGTATCGGGATTTTACTTTACTATAACAAGCGTCTTTCTTAGACTTGGTTTTAGACATTAACCATTTCCTTTTTTATTTCTTTTAGAAACAATAGATCTAAGTGATTTGGCTTGTTTAGAATGTAGCTTAGAAGCTTTTTTAAGACCTTTAATAACTTTATTAACTTTTTTCTTAACTTTTTTAGAAACCATAATTAGCACCTCCACCTTCTACGAGCTTGCCTAATACGACTATTAGGATCATTCTTCGTTTTAGCAGAACTCTTCTTCAACTGACCCAAGGATCTAGCGCAATAGCTCTTTCTACGTTTAGCTGCAGCACTTCCCTTTTTAACTTTGCCAGTGACGGCTGTTTTTAGTTTAGACCCTGGATTAGCTTTTCGATAGGCTTTAACACCCTTCTCCGTCATACCGGCACCACTTTTGGTAGAGCGGTAGTTTGCACCCTTACCTCTGGTTGTACGTTTGATCGGTTTGGAAGGTTTTCTAGCCATAAAGCATTACTTTTTATCACTATATAAGTTATCAAATGTTACTGACGGATCCATATAACTTCCATCTGACTCTGCGCTATGTGTCCACTGGCTTGGTTTAAAGTCTGGAGCACCTTTACCTGTCTCCCACAAAGCAGGACTTGTTGTTCTAACACGATTATTAGGCAACGCCACTATGTTCCCTGTCCATGCCCCAGCATCTGTAAGCTCAATAACATGACTTTGTTTATGTTGAGCTGGATCATCTGCAATTCGTGAATCCGTATAATCAACAGTAAACATATACTTTCCTGTATAAAAATCCCCATCAATCTTACAAAGCCACGGGCTTGAGCTTGTTCTGTCATATCCTGTCACAGAATGATCTCTAGAGCTACAATCCCAAGGCTGTACAAGATGAGTCAGCATCCTATCCGGCCAATCTCCTAAAGGCGTATCCGCAACAAGAGCCGTAATAGGCATCCTTGCCCACATAGCACCTCCATGGATATTTTCGTCATCTGTATCATCGCTTTCACAACCCGTGAAAATAACTTGAAAACTTAAACAACGATCTGGAATTGTAGTGACTGCAATCGCCATAGCGTGAAGATATTCTCCTCGATACCGCTCATGATTATTAGTAAATTCTCTACGCACCCAGCAATGAAAATGCGGGATGTTGCTTTGTAAATATGACATTAAAAGTGCCTTACACCACCTTTAGCAAAACCCTTCTTATTCACACCACCTTTAGCAAAACCCTTCTTCTTCACACCGCCTTTGGCATACCCCTTCTTCATCACACCGCCACCCATCATCTTACGAGTTCCGCCTTTTTTCTTCATAGCCATAATATAAACTCCTTAATTTTACTCAGTTACAGTTTGTTGATATTTAGTAATAACGTCTTGTTCGTAATCATCAAAGTCACTAATCACTGTACCATTGAACCTTCGAGGCATGGACACGTCATCTAAAGTATTTGTTTTATCCTTCTTGAGATAATTACTATACTCTTTGGAAAACACCCAAGTTGTGTGATGTATTTTAAACACTTTTCTTTTCCTCCCAGTTTATTTTTTTTACGTGCCAACTTTTTTCATCGCTTGCTTATGGGCTGCAGTAAAGGTACGGCCCTTTCTCATGGCTTTTCTCATCTCACTCATATGTTTCGAAGTGTGATGAACTGCGTGTTTTTTCAAAGTCTCTTTCTGTCGAACTGTTAGTTTGCTTGTGTCTTTCTTCTTCTTTTTTCCACCCGTCAACTGTTTAGGTGTCTGTGCTCGAGATATAGCCACAACTAATTTCCCTGTTTTGTCTGTTGCTCAATACGATCTCTGTTAACCTCGGCTCGTAAAAGGGCAATGTCTTCCTGAGAATCAATCTTCTCTCGAACAAGCTCATTACGATCCTGTAGCTTCTCTTCTTCAAAGTTTTGCTTAACTGCAAACTCTTGAGACTTACGCTGAACATCTGAGGCCTTTATGTCAAGTTCCTTAGACCGAAGCTCTACAAGAGGATCGACCTCACCTTCTGGCGGAGGCATCAAGGCAGACATGACTTCCTCTGTGTATTGAGCGATAAGTTCTGCAACTTTTGATTCTACATCAACTTGAGGAGGTTGCTGTCCCGTTTGCATTGATTGTTCCATAGAGGAACGCATTTCCGCATCAACTACACCACGAGCTTTAAAGGCAATGTGTTCACACAAGTGAGCCTGAAGTAGCGCAAACACGGGAGGAGAAGACGCTGGTATAGGTGTTTTCATAAAGATTATGTGAGTTGCCATATGAGCATCATGATCCTGTGTTGGGAAAGCTTGTAAAGTCTCCTGTATAATTGACTTGGCATTCTCAATAGCCGGATCAGTAGGTTGTAGCTGTTGAGGAGCTGGCAACAAGGCTTCAATATTATGAACACCTATAGCTTCGTAGATACGACGATAAGCCTCATACAAGTTGTGCATCTGAGGATTACTTTGGGCTAACTGAAGCTGAGTTTGAGCCAAGGCTAAACGCTGAGACATTGAGAAGATATTAGGATCCGATACTGGGATCACATCTACTCTTTCATCAAAATCCGTCTGTTTAATCGTAGCCTCTCCTCCGTACACATTATACGGATACATAGGCGGAAGAGATTCTGCAAACACACGACTTAACATCTTAAATTCTTGCTTCTGTGCGTAATGCAATCTCTTGTGGATAGCAGACATAACCTTCGATCCACGCTCCAACAAGGCCACGGTGGTTCCTACTGCAGCCTGTTGATTTCCATCTCCCACTTGCAAATCTGCAATCGCTGCGAACCTTCGTCCAGCGTCAACAACAAAACCCAAGAGAGCCATCAAAGTCTGACTCGGTTCCTTATACGGAAGGGGCAGAATGCTGTCTCGTAAAGCACCACCGGGAACATCAATATCGCGAAACTCACCAGGAGAAAGAGGCTCATCAGCGTCACGGATGCGAATGCCACGAGCCTTAAAACCAGCGGGAAGATTAGCAAGTGTTCCAGCATCTATAAGTTGCCTCATAATAGAGGTTGCAGAACGACCTAAACCACCAATCATATGGAGAAGACCAAAACCATAGAAGCCTAAACCTGGTAGGAACTTGTAGTGGGAGAAGTACTGAACCTTACGGTAATATTCATCACCTTCACGCCAGTTGCGGCGAACCGAAAGAACTTTTGAGCTTCCTTCGTCTATTGTGACTATGTATGGAAGTTTAATTCCTGTCTGCTCACCGTCAATAGGGCTTACGTGTTCAAAGCCCGGTAAATCTAAGTCGGTGTGAACTTCGAGAATGGTGCAATCTTGATCATCAGCACCTGTCTTCTCAACACCCATCAAGCTACGCTCTTTTTCCCTAACTTCATCTCCATCATCATAAGGAGAAAGTTCTATGTCTCTATAAAAACCAGCCGCTTGAAACTTACGAACATCATTAGTGTTCATACGGATCAAGTGAGTAATTCGAGAAGCAGAATTTAAATCGGTAGCGTTATAAGGAACATAAAGATCATCAGCCGGAACAAATCTGGAAACCGCTCGATCAAGAATATCATCAAAGTAGACTTTCTTAAACGCACTTCCAGCTAACGGTAAATAAAACAACAAACGATCCATCTCAGGATCATACTCATCCATAACATTGGTTATCTGGTAGTTCATAAACTCTTGAACGCGACGAGATTGGGCTTCCACCTCAGGAGTTGCTGCACCAACAACCTGAGTTCGGACAGGTCCAGAACTAGGAAGAAGCTCTTTGTAAGCCTGTGCTTGAAACTGTGTTACCGCTTCAGCAATAAGAGGGTGAGTTACACCACTTGATCCTCGAAAAGGCTCTTCACGTTGTTCGTAGCGAATACCTAAAAGTTCCAAGCCCTCAGTGTAGGCATCTTCCCACTCCTGACGACCACTTTTATCGTCCTCGTAGTAACTAACAAGCTCTGAGGAAATATCCATTAGATCCCGCTCATCCATAACCTCGGCCAAGTTAGCATCTTGTTCAGCTTGAAGTTCCTCTGATACAATCTTCTCAAAATTAAGAACTACGGAACCATCTTCCTCTTCGATAATTTCGGTTGGATCTTCATTTTCCTCAACTTCAATCTCCTCAATGTCAATTTCTTCGTCTGTACCACCTAAAGGCATTCCTTGAGAAGGCATTGAGGGTTCAATTAGAGAAACAGGTTCCTTCGCCATTACTTACTCACTTTCTTATATTTTTCAAAAGATCTGAGTCCGCCCAATCCGAGCATTCCCATTAAAACAGGCATCATTTCGCTCATGTCCAAGGCCGGTAAATCAACAAGGTGACCCGTCTGTGCCAATATAAATTGTGCTATTGGCATCACAACGTAG